CAGATAAGACAGTGAAACATTTTTACTAGAAATGTTTCCACAATCTCTTCCTCGTAATACATTCCCGCTTGGCATCTTGGACACTCCATGGCGAAACGAGGGAGGCCGTAGCCTCCCCCATTCCTGTGATGCTAGTCCACCACGTAATACATCACTAACCGTGTGGTTTTACCTGATGCCCAGGTCGCACCTGTAACAGTACAGATCACGGTTTGTGCAGCAGCCAATGGCTGCGTTCCAACCCAGTACACTCCTGCCGTACCAATAACAGCAGAGGCACTAGATGACAGTGTGGCAATATTGAGACTAGCTTGAGCAGCCCCAATCACGCCTCCAGCGAGCCATCCGTTAGGGTCAGCCGCATCACCAATATCGACTGTGGTTGAACTATTATCCGCATCGTGCCAGAAATAACCGCCCACCACATTTGCTCCAGCAGGGAGTACAAACATGGTAATCGTGTCATTTACTGCCAGCGTTGACGTACTTTCATACGTTCCATACGCAACCCTCAACTTGCCGTGATCTTGCCACGGATCAAGCATCGTCGGAGGATTGGTAATGGTTTTGGCATATTCGACTGAATTGACATTAGCCATATCATCTTCCTCCTTAGTTACGCTGTGTCGTCACACAACACTTTAACAATGTTAGTCTCTTCCACACGAATGGCTCCTAAGTCCATGGAAAAATAGACTTGGGTGCTGTAGTGCTTCTGAGGTAATTCATCAACCCTCGCAATAATATCCTGACCGACACCTACACGCATGGCATTGGCGGCAAACGCATAGCAATCACGGACATTACTCGCCACATCTAACTTCGTGGACATGAGCCAGGTAAAGCCAGCGTACGTGTTCAGGTCGCCTTGCACCAACGCTCTCACAGAATTGTAGTCTGCTGAGGTCAGTTGCTCGATCCCTAACATCGCTTCTAGCTGTTCTGGATGTACCACGAAATACCGTGGAATTGATGGGTCTACGTTGAAGCTGTCTAAGATTTTCTTGGCTTGCAAGATCTTCGTCAAATTTAAGTTTGTTGCAGGACTCGCTACAGCAATTTGATTGTTTGTCGTATCAAATGTTGCGGCGGTTCCTGTGGCATCCTCGCCTGTCACCACTGATGCGTCGAACGCATCAATAATGACTTGGTCATACTGACGAGCCATTGCCATCGCTGCGGCCTGAGCATATTCTGACTCAGGGTTAATCAGCATACGAATCTTGTCATACCTGTCAACAAGAGCAGACCAATAAAAGGTCTTGGTGGAAAGCCACCGTCTTGTATGAGCAGGATCGACATATTCCGTATCCACATTTCTACCCGTTTTCAGTGAAGCTGTCGTCGAGCCTAATCGTTCAACTGCTACTCTCTTCCCCACAACAGGCTCTTCAGGGAATACCCCTCGAAACACCGAACCCGACTGTTGGGCAAGATGAACGACGTTGGCCTTGAACTGCTCCACAAACGCAGTCGTAATGGTACTTGCCATGTCATCCTCCTACTGGCAACACCGTCTCGTGTCGAGCTACCCTTTCGGACTCTCTGCAAGCCGATGAACTGGTGCAGACCCTTTCAGGTTCCCTGCGTCAATAAAAAAGCGGGGCCACACAGTGTGGTTATCCCTCGTCATCGGGATGGGCAACCTTAAAGAGTTCCGTTACCTTGTCCCGAATTTCTTGTGATCGAGGATCAGGCTTCTGTCCAGGCTTCGTCCAATACGGACTGTCTGGAGCTGTCAGCTTTTCAATCTCACGTTTCGCATCAGACCTACTGAGGCCGCCAAACTCTGCCGAGGATTCCCCGATCAACCCATCTTCCATTAAGTCTCTCCCGATTTTGGCAAGCCCTCGCATCACATGACGGTTATTCCCCACCGTTTGCTCAAGAGCTTCCAAGCCTTCGTTGCCAAATAAATGTTGAGCTCCTCGTTTCGCTAGTGAACGGTTCCGATCAAAGTTCAAGCCCCATTCGCTGCGTAACGCATCTTCCGTTTCTTTCGTTTCCTTCGCTCGCATGGAATGATCGCCGTTCACACGATCTTGGATGGACTGTCCATACCAGTCGTACAGTTTTTGCACCTGACGGCTATTGAGTCCTGCATCATGGGCCACTTTGCGAAACGACCCAATCTGGTCATCTTCCCACTCCACGCCTTCGACGGACGGCATGCTTGCCTCATACTTGTCGGCCGTCTCAGGCCGACCCATCTTCGCATAAAACTTGTTCCACGATTCCGCATCGCCATCCGTGGGAACTCGCACGGAGGAGCCAATCAAACTTTGGGCTTCGCCATACGTTTTCAGCACATCACTCAAGTTCTTGTCCTTCAAGGGTTCCCAATACCCTTTACCCCGATACTCTTCGGGAATGTGTTCCTGCCAATTCACGGTGGATTGGGTGTCGTCAAGATTGTCCAATGTTCCTGGGTCTTCAGGCATTATCCTCTCCTTCAGATTCTTGTGCTGGCGGCGGTGGAGCGGCCTCCAGGCACGGTTGATAATAGTCTGGCTCAGATGTCGAGGGCGTCGTCTCGTGCTCCGTTGTCATACTTTTCCGATTCCTCCTGTACGCTACAGGTCTTGCGGTACAGGAGCCATTTCACGACACTCTCCTGTCCCATAATATAACTCGCCGCCATGGAGTTTTGTTGCCACATGGCATTCTGTACCTGTGACCGCTGATTCAAGAAAATCGACTCCATACGTTTCAGGCAGTCATTCGCCACTTCACCGTCCAGCCAATTCTTGAACAGCTCCAGCTCGTGTCGGTATTGCTCTTGCGGCGTTGGCATTAGCGTCCCGCCCCGCCACCACGGACATTCTTCACCATCTCCGAACCGTCCTTCATCTGGGCCATCTGCTGTTGCTGTTGCATTTGTTGAGCTCGCTGCTGTCGAATTTGCATGACCTCCTCAAAGGATCGCAGGATGGTTTGCGGGGCTCCTTCCACATGAGCCAGTTGCCGTACAATCGCATCAGGATTAAACAAGTCCAGAATTTCTGGCATCGCTTGAGCCAACTGCATGGCGTAACCGACACTGTTCTGAATCGAGAACGCTTCCGCTCGCCGCTTGGCTCTCGCAATCGGGCCACGAAACTCCACATCAATTTGTCCCCCCACCTGTTCGGCTATCTGCATGACTTCTGGCGGTGGCGGGGGAAGCAGTTCCTTGCGAAGCATCATGCTGAATACCCGGTTAATCAACGGCTGCAACAACTCAAATTCTAAACGAGCCAGCGTGGGGCCAAGGATCTGGAGCATAATATCCATTCGGGCTTGAATCTCCATTGCCGTCGCTGGCGTCTTGCCACGTTCAGGAATAAACTGCACTTGATCCATAAAGAAAATACGTCGAATCGAATTGCGTTTATCCTCACGCTTAATATTATCTAACTGCATATTGGTCGCTTGCGGGAAGGGTTGCAACGCTCCCATCTCCGTCACGATGTTCAACCGTGAAGGACGGAGGTCAGGTGTACCTAAGACCGCATCGTGCAAGGAAAGAATGGGAGGATCAATCGCCTTGGCCCACGCTCGTAGCCCCAGTTCATCCGCCTTGTTCAATGACTGCACATCAGGGAGGGCCGTGAAGCCCGGGCCTCGTCCATACACTTCTCCGCTTGCCTTCGCCCAGCGAGCCACCATGAAGGGAAACTCGTTGTAGCCTCGGACACTCATAATTTTCTGGTATTGCGTATCAAGGTAAAACGACACAAACGGAAAGTCCCGCACCTTACTGCTCGCTCCCTTGATACTGGCTTTCATGCTGGGGGTTTGCGGGAGCACGCAATGCAGGAACCGTAACTCTTCGTGCGGCCGCTGCTGGGCAATCTCCCACACTTTATCGGAAACATTTTTTCCCCACCGTGTCACGGCCGCCTGAGCTGACATTTTCATCTCACGAAAAATCGTATCCACCAAGCCGTTGGCATCTTCGCCAATCACATATTCGCCGAGATGTAACGCCCGGAAGTGCAGTCCGTTCCAGTCATTCGCTCCGACTTGCTCATCCACATAAATCGCTCCCGTCCCAAACGCTCCGACATCGAGATACACTTCACCAATTTCCGTATTAAAATTACTCAACCGCAGTTGTCGAAAGATCGAGGAGGAAACTTCTTGCAGCCACAAGTCAATATTGCGTCGTCGCCCACCTTGCAGCATATCGGTCCCCGGCAAATCGAATGAAAACCATTGCGTGACCGGGTTCGTGACCGAGCCAGAAATAGACGCCGCCAAGCGTTCATTCGCCTCAATCGCTGTCGAGTCAAACAGTTTCCGTGTCTGCTTGGTCCCTGCCGTCCGATCAGAAATAATCTCTGACTTGCGTGGCAGGATAAAGGTCGCAATCTCTTCCCAGGTCGCCTCCCAGTTGAGACGACGCAGCTTGAGCTGCTCATATTGCTTCACAAGGTCATTTAACAGTTCTGGCATCTTACGCTCCTAATAGCTGCTGCTTATGCACAGCGGTTTTAGGGACAAGGGCTCCCGCCCCACCGAGCGGCTGCCGTTCATCTTTCATTGTCACAAATCGTTGTCGGCGTCGGTTAAATTCAGAGACTCGCTCTTGGTACGCCGCATCCTGAGCTTCCTTGTTGAGTACCGCTTCGGTCGCGGGGTCGTAAATGCCTGGAGCTTCGGCGTAAGCCGGGAAAGTCGGCACAGGCGGAGGAGTCGGTGGAGCAAACATGTCTGTGACCCCGCCGGAAAGACCGGCCGCGACCCCAACCCCTAGTGAGCCAAGAGCTATCCCTTGCATCGCTGTGGAGCCAAGAGCGAATCCGCTTGTCATGCCGCCACCAACCATATACCCCTGTCCCGCAAGAGAGCTAAAGAATCCAGATTTTATGGCAGTGCCAGCAGCCAGTTTGCCAGTTGCTCCCATAGCAGCCAGCGATGTCCCGCCTGAATAGACGGCTGCGGTCACGGCAGCTATCGTCAAGATCGTACTCATCGTGCGACCTCCTGCTCCACCAAGAGCCGGATACAAGGCTTCCCCTGTCTCTACGTCGCAGACCATCAAGCTGGACGGAAACGCTGGCATCTGCCAGTTCCCATTCACGCACTCCAAGTCCATCACTTCCACGCCCCAATGCGTCATTTATTCTTGCTCCGATTATAGGATTTTGAGGTCACACCTAAAT